ACTTACACCATGAGGAGCGTGGGGAGTTATAATACAGATCAAGCGTCTCGCAAGGAACTCGTCCTTACCAACTATGAAATGTGAAGTCAGACTCTACGTAGCAGGTCGCCTCTTTGCTGAGGAAGTCTATGCTCGCAACTATGAGGAAGCAAAGGAAGTTGCTCTTGCTCGCAACCCCAATGCTAAGGTAGTTGGTGTCACTGCTAAATTCTGATGATACCTAAAGAATATCAGCATGGTGGTAGGGAAGTATCCCCCACCAATATTTTATTGCTTATCAGTGATCTTGAAGGTACGTATCAATATCTCAAGTGGATGGGATTTGATGAAGATATGAAAGTCCTTGAGGAAATGAAAGGACGATATTATAAATTGTATTTCAAAACAAAAAAAGAATGGAAAGTTACCAACTGAAAGATTATTTGTATACAATTAATCAATCTAAACATAATTTACTGAGACAAGATTCTGAAGCTGTTAAAGGTTATCCGCCATTCATTATAAACAAGTGTCTATCTGGATTTACTGATAGCATTTTATTTGCCAATGAGATGAATATCCATAATCATTTGGACAAACAGATGCAATATGATTTTTATCTAAATAGTTTGAAGCCGAGGAAACGATTTTCTCCCTGGTTGCGTAAAGGTGAATTAGAGAACCTTGAATTGGTGAAGCAATATTATGGATACAACCATAGTAAAGCAGTTGCCGCCCTTAGAATTCTTACTAATTCTGAACTTGAGCAGATTAAAAAATTATTAGATAAAGGCGGTAACAGATGAATGAAATTGAAATTCAGTGGCAACCATCGGATATGGTTGAGGTGTTGTTAAATGAACCAGATGATTTTCTGAAGGTTCGTGAAACACTCACTCGTATTGGTGTTGCTTCTAGACGAGATAGAAAACTATATCAGTCTTGTCATATCCTACACAAGCAAGGTAAGTATTATATTGTTCACTTTAAAGAGTTGTTTGCTCTTGATGGTAAAAATACTAACTTGTCTTTGAATGATGTGCAGCGTCGTAATCGTATTGCACAACTTCTATCGGACTGGGGACTGATTGGTATTGTTGATAAAACTCAAATTGAAGACGTAGCAGCACTCAACCAAATTAAAGTTCTCTCCTATAAAGATAAAGGAGAGTGGACACTGGAGTCCAAATATAATATTGGTCGTAAAAAACCAGAAGCATAAATAAATTTGAGACCTTTCGTGCGGTCTCTACAAAAGTCGGAAACCCTTATAAAGTGATGCGGTGAACACTACATCACTTTTTTTGTGTCTTGATTAAATAGTGTTGGATGCCTTCGGGGTCCATACAAACATCTCGCTTATCTAAGGAGAACACTAATGACACATACATGGGATCTATACCTACCTCATGCCGTAGGTTTAAATGATATGTTTCATCGATTAGATTCGATGACCAATCATAATAAAAACTACCCCCCGTATAATTTAATCAAACATGACGCCAGTAATTACGAAATTCAAATTGCTCTCGCAGGATTTAAAAGAGAGGAGATTGAAGTATCTACTGAATCAAACATTCTCAAGGTTACCAGCAACACTACAAGACAGGATCCTGAAACAGAATACTTACACAAAGGAGTCTCGCGAAGATCATTTGCGAATACTTGGCAACTCGGTGACGATGTTAGAGTTGTGGACGTGACGTTTGAGGATGGTATGCTGGTCGTGAGTTTAGAAAAAATTATACCAGACCACATGAGACGAACGACTTACGAAGTCAAATAAATATCTGTCACAGGGGGCGGTTGCCCCCTTTGCAATTTCGTGCTATACTACTAAAAAGATTGGAGAACTATGTCTGAGTCTGATAAGATTATCGTTTTTAAAAATGGCGAACGTGTCATCTGTGAACTACAAGAAGCATTTGAAGGAGAAGGCGAGGAGCGCCGTGGCATCTGCCTCATCATGCGAAACCCTTATATTCTAGAATTGGTTCCTGCCGAGAACCCTACTGCTGAGAATGACCTTCAAGTGAAGTTCAGCAAGTGGTGTCCTTACTCTATCGATTATCAATTCCGTGTGCCCTATGACAGCATTCTAGCAATCGGTATTCCTGATCAAGGTCTAGATGGTGCATACCGCCAGAAGATTGCTTCTCTGGTTGCTCAACAGGATAATGAACTTCCTAAGTGGGAAGAGGGTCAAACAAACCCTAACATGGAAGCACAACTAGCAGAGATCACTGAAGTTGTTGGTGTTGATGCTCCTACTGCTGGAGTTGCAGGAAATACTGATCAGCATCCTATTGCTACCCCGCTTGCACAGGAGGAATCGGATGCTGAAACTCCTGAAAATTGATGGTCACTGGATCGTAGCAGAGGTTGATGAGATTCCTGATACAGAATTTGGTAATCCAGATTGTGTTCTGAAACATGCATGTGAGATTAATGAGGATGGGGCAGTGCCCTTTCCTCCTTACAGCGAAGATAGAGAACTGGTTATTCGTTCAGAAAATATTACATTTATTGCTGAACCATCACCAATGTTCTCTTCACTATACTATGATTTAAAAGCAAAAGAGGAATGAAGTTTTACACCAGCGTTCAGCAAGCAGGTAATAATATCCAGGTTCGTGGATACCAAAACGGAAACCAGTTCAGCGATAAGGTCCCTTTTAACCCTACGTTGTATCTGCCCACCCAACAACCTTCTCGCTGGAAGACTCTGGATGGTAAGAATGTTCGTCCTGTACAGCAGGGAACTATTCGTGACGCAAGAAAGTTTGTGGATGATCATAAAGACATTCCTGACTTTGAGATCTGTGGTCAAACTCGCTACCTGAATCAATACATTGCAGAACAATATCCTGCAGATCAGATTGAGTTTGACTCTAGTCAGATTCGTGTGTTCACACTTGACATCGAGACAGCAGCAGAGAATGGGTTCCCTGATATCGAAACTGCCGACCAAGAAATTCTTCTTATCTCTTTGAAGGATAGTCGCACAAGACGCATCCAGGTCTTCGGACGTTATGCGTTTGACAACACCCACAAGGACGTGGACTACATGCACTTCAGTACCGAGGTTGGTATGCTGCAGGCATTCATCCATTACTGGATGAGCAACTATCCTGATGTTATCACTGGATGGAACGTGCAGTTGTTCGACATGACTTACATAAGTAAGCGTATCGAACGTGTTATTGGTGAGCGTGACGCTAAGTTATTGTCACCATGGAAGTCTACTTATTGTCGTGAGATTTATATCAAAGGTCGTAAGCAAATTGCATATGACATCTCAGGTATTGCAACGCTTGACTATCTTGAGTTGTATCGTAAATTCACATACACAAATCAATCATCTTATCGTCTAGATCATATTGCTAGTGTAGAACTAGATACAAAGAAACTAGATCATAGTGAGTATGACACCTTCAAAGAGTTCTACACCAAGGACTGGCAGAAGTTTGTAGAATACAATATCATTGACGTTCGTCTGGTTGACCAGTTGGATGATAAGATGAAGTTGCTTGAACTTGCCTTCACTATGGCATATGATGCTAAGGTAAACTTTGAGGATGTATTTTCTCAGGTTCGTATGTGGGATAATTATATCTACGTCGAGTTGCTAAAGAGACACATTGCAATACCCCCCAAGAAGGAAGCAAGAAAAGACGCTAAGTATGCTGGTGCATATGTTAAAGAACCTAAACCAGGTTTTTATGACTGGGTTGTCAGCTTTGACCTTAATAGTCTGTACCCTCATCTTATCATGCAGTATAACCTCTCACCAGAGACCCTGCTCCCAAACAGACACCCTACAGCAACTATTGATAAGTTGCTTGAGAAAGAGATAGACACATCTGGTATTACCGATTGTCTTGCTGCTAATGGTACTCTGTACAAGAAAGATGAGATGGGTTTCCTTCCTATGATGATGCAGAAGATGTATGACTCTCGCGTTATCTACAAGAAGAAGATGCTTGAAGCAAAGCAGCAGTATGAGAAGACTCCTACTATTGAATTGAAGAAAGAGATTGCTCGCTGTAATAACATTCAGATGGCAAAGAAGATCTCCCTCAACTCTGCTTATGGTGCTATTGGTAATGAACACTTTCGATACTTCCGACTAGAGATTGCTGAGGCAATCACTTGTTCTGGACAACTTTCCATTCGCTGGATCAGCAATAAAACAAACGCATACTTAAACAAAATTTTAAAAACAGATGATGTTGATTATGTTATTGCTTGTGATACCGATTCTATGTACCTCAACCTGGGTCCTTTGGTTGAAACTGTATTCGCCAACAGAGAGAAAACTGATGCGGGAGTTGTTTCTTTCCTTGACAAGGTGTGTAAGGTGGAATTTGAAAAGTATATTGAAAGTTCTTACCAAGAGCTCGCCACTTATATGAATGCATATGACCAGAAGATGGTCATGAAGAGAGAGAACATTGCTAATCGTGGTTTCTGGACTGCAAAGAAACGCTATGTTCTTAACGTATGGGATAGTGAAGGAGTTCGATATAAAGAACCTAAGATGAAAATCTGTGGTATGGAGACTGCTAGATCTTCTACACCACAATACTATCGTGATAAACTATATCATGCATTCAAATTAATCTTGACACAAACCAATGAAGACTTGATTGAGTTTATTGAGTTTGTGAAAAAAGATACTAGAAACCAGGACTATGTAAATATTGCTTTCCCCCGTGGATGCAATGGCATGACCAAATACAAATGTTCCCATGACATTTATCGTAAGGGAACACCTATCCATGTGAGAGGATCTTTACTTTATAATTACTATGTTCGCAAGAACAAGATAACTAATAAGTATCCTATTATTCAGGAAGGAGAAAAAATTAAATTTATTTATCTGAAGACACCAAATCCAATGATGCAAAACTGCATTAGTTTCTTCAGTGACATTCCTAAAGAATTTAATTTAGACAAGTACATTGATTATCAATTACAATTTGAGAAGTCATTCCTAGAACCTTTGAAGAATGTGCTAGGATGTATTGATTGGGATTACGAAAAAAAAGTTTCACTATTATCATTTTTATAACCATGGGATTTCTAGATACAGTCATTAAGGACAGCAAGAATGAGTATGCTAGTCTTGTTAGCGAAGGGGTTGCTGCTGGCGATATTGAATCTTTTGTTGATACTGGGAGTTACGTTGTTAACGCCCTGGTTAGTGGTTCGATTTTTGGAGGTTTTCCTTCCAATAAGATTACTGCCGTGGCAGGAGAATCAGGCACGGGTAAGACTTTCTTTTGTCTTTCTGTCGTTAAGCATTTCCTCGATACTGATCCTGGCGCTGGAGTTATCTATTTTGAAACTGAGTCTGCCATTTCTAAAGACATGATCGAGAGTCGTAACATTGACTCCGATCGCATGGTAATTTTTCCAATCAATACCATTGAAGAGTTCCGTACACAAGCAGTAAGAATTGTAGACAAATTCATGGAACAACCTGAAGAAGACCGCAAACCACTCATGTTTGTGCTAGACTCTTTGGGTAACCTTGCCACCAACAAAGAGGTTCAGGATGCAGCAGACGACAAGAACGTCCGCGATATGACAAAAGCACAACTGGTCAAATCTGCCTTTCGCATCTTGACACTGAAGCTTGGCAAGGCTAATATACCAATGATCGTTACCAACCACACCTATGATGTCATCGGCGCTTATCATCCTGCAAAAGAAATGGGGGGAGGCAGTGGACTCAAGTATTCTGCTAGCACAATCGTTTATCTCGGAAAGAAAAAAGAGAAAGATGGAACAGATCTCATCGGAAACATTATCAAATGCGAGGCTAAGAAGTCTCGTTTGACACGTGAGGGTTCCAAAGTAGAGACTAGACTTTACTTTGATGCTAGAGGTTTGGAGAAGCACTATGGATTACTTGAGATTGGCGAGCGAGCAGGGTTGTGGAAAAATGTTGCTGGACGCTATGAAATTAATGGAAAGAAGATCTATGCGAAAGCAATCCTCAAAGACCCAGAACAATACTTCACCCCCGAAATCCTAGAAGCAATAGATAAGCAGGCACAAAAAGAATTTTTATATGGTACAGAAGATGAGTGAGAAAATGGAAACAACTATTTTGCGTAACCTCCTTTCCACGGAGGAATTTTATCGCAAAGTAGTTCCCTTTCTCAAAGCAGAATACTTTGAAGATATTTCTGAACGTATTATTTTTGAAGAGATTAATGACTTCTCGTCTAAGTATGATAAGATGCCAACTGCTGAAATTGTCATACTTCAACTACAACAACGCAATGATCTCAACGAAGACACGTATCAAACATCTGTTAAGCATATTAAGGAATTTCCCCAAGAGTTTACAGACACAGCATGGCTCGTTGACCGAACTGAAAAGTGGTGTCAAGAGCGAGCAATCTACAATGCCCTCCTACATTCGATCAAGATCGCAGACGGAGGCGATAAAGAGATTTCGAGAGATGCGATACCCTCCATTCTCCAAGAAGCCTTGGCAGTATCGTTTGATGAATATATCGGACACGACTACGTAGATAACGCTAGCGAGAGATATGATTTCTATCACAGAGATGAAGAGAAACTTCCTTTTGATCTTGATAAATTCAATGCTATCACTAAAGGTGGTCTCCCCAATAAGACACTATCTATTGCCCTTGCTGGTACAGGTGTTGGTAAGTCTCTATTCATGTGTCATTGTGCCACTGCTGCTCTACAGCAAGGTAAGAATGTCTTGTACATCACTGCTGAGATGTCCGAAGAAAAAATTGCAGAGAGAATTGATGCCAATCTTTTAAACATAAACATTCGAGACATTTCTACATTACCCGAACAACTCTTTATATCTAGAGTTGCTGAGATTGGTAGAAAGACAGAAGGTAAACTTATTATCAAAGAGTATCCTACTGCTAGCGCACATGCTGGTCACTTTAAGTCTTTATTAAATGAACTATCTTTGAAGAAATCATTCAAACCAGATATCATTTTTATTGATTACCTAAATATTTGTGCTTCTTCTAGATACAGAGGACACATTGTCAACTCATACACTTATGTAAAATCTATTGCTGAAGAGTTGCGTGGATTGGCGTGTGAGCATGATGTTCCTATTGTGTCAGCAACACAAACTACTCGTAGTGGATTTGGTTCTACTGATGTAGAAATCACTGATACTTCTGAGTCATTTGGTTTACCTGCTACTGCTGATCTTATGTTTGCTCTAATCTCTACTGAGGAGTTAGAACAATCAGGTCGCATCATGGTAAAACAATTAAAGAATCGCTATGGCGATCCAACAATGCATCGACGCTTTACCGTAGGGGTTGACAGAGCGAAGATGAAATTGTATAATGTGGACGATGATCCAGCAGAACTTGCAATCACCGATCACGAAGAACCATCCGATGTGTTTGAAGACGTATCAAATCGTCAAAAACGCATCGATAAATTTAGTAACTTTATTATTTGAAACATGTCAAAGGTTAATTTTGAACGCTATCAAGAATTTGTGGCAGAAGTCACTTCAGATTGTTCTACAAACTTTGTTGATTTCGCTGACCGTATTGGTGAGCTTGATAGACAAGGTGCCAATATTGAGAGACTGCTTACTGCTGGTGTTGGAATTAATGCTGAGGGTGGTGAGTTCCTTGAGATCATTAAGAAGATGGTCTTCCAAGGAAAACCATGGAACGAAGATAATCGTGAGCATCTTATCATTGAGTTGGGTGATATTATGTGGTACGTTGCTCAAGCAACAATGGCACTTGATATATCCTTCGATGAGGTAGTTGAGATTAATGTCAACAAACTGAAGAAGCGTTATCCAGGAGGAGAATTTGATGTATTCAAATCAGAAAACAGAGCAACAGGCGACAGATAAGATGTATCATATTTACGATCATAACGGAGTGGTAACCCACTCTTTATCTGAAGAAGATTTTGATCGTCTTTATGATGCAACTAATCAAGACTATGAAGAATGTATACTAGATAAATCTAGTGAGGAGCACTCTTACTAATGTTCAGTCTCTGGATCCATCTACGAGCATTCTTTTCTGTTGTAGTGGTGAGTTGTGCTCACCCTGTCAATTGGGAGCAGTGTGTTCGTGTGGACCAGTGGCTCTTGCCAGAAGTCAAGCAAGGATATGAATTATGGACAGGACAAACACATCCCTATCAAAGTGAAAAAGATTATCTTAACCTCCCTTCTAAATAGTTAGACGGGGGGTTTTTTAATGGCAGATATAAAAACTATATACGAAGCTTTTGCAAAAGATATTGCCGAAGAATATGATATTGCGGGAATAATTCAAAGACATAATTCTTCATTAACAGCAGAGAGTCCTGCCTATACTGAACCTGTAGATAATGCAGCCTCTTTTGGTGTTCTTAAAGTTGTTGCCGATACCTCTAAATCTGGATACGGCACAATGATAACAGTGCAGAACACAAGTGAAAGAGATAACATACTTAATAAAATATATACTGCTCTAGACCCTGAAGCGATAAGAGATAAACTTGTCTTGAAATTATTGGAAAATGAAATCATGGCAGATGTTGAAGATCTAGTATTTACTAGAAGTACTAATTTTTCTAGTGGGTCTAAGACAATTTACATGAATGTTGTTGAGATGAAAAAAGATGGCAAACCAAAAGCGTCTCCAACTCCTGCATTTGTAATTTTTGCTAAGGGACTTAAAGGCACAAAAGCTGACCCACATGAGTTAATGACTGGCACTCTTATTGCTATGGAAAGGATTGTTAATTATGCTCAGATTAATAGGATGAGTACAATTGAGCGAAATACTGCTCTTGAAAATTTGACCAATGAAGTACATTCAAATCACAGAATGGTTGATGGTCATAGCAGTAAGGATGCTTCTGTTATGCAAGGTGACATAGTTAACTTAGCAAAAGCAATATCCGTTTCTAATTATGTTGTTGGACTATGCAAAAGAAATGGAGCAACAATTGAAAAAGTTTATCAAACTGGTGCTGCTTGGAGTAAAGATATAAGAAAAATTAAAGGTAAAGACCAACTTAAAGATCAATTAATTAAAGATTACAATTCATCAGATTTAATTGTCAAAATTAAACATAACAAAATTATACATTATTGGGCACTATCACTAAAGAAAAAATCTGGTATTAATGATGACCCAACTCTATTGAATAAACCATTGGTTGGTGAAGGATCTGATAATGGAAAGAAAAAAGCAGGATACTTATATCTTAGGGGCAATGCTGCACAAAAAACTGCGATGGCATCTGCCGAGGATAATTTTTGGAAACAAGTTTACATGGTAAAATTTGGTCCAGACGCACCTGTTTTTCCATCAGGTAAAAAACTTGGAGACAATGTTTCTCCTACAAATTGGACTGACGTTAACAATTGGAAAAAAACTTTAAATGATTCTTTGTCTGATGCTGATAAGAATGCAGCGTTAACTGGAAAAGAATATCGTAATGTAAAATATCCCAAAAACTTTTTCTTTGAAACACTAGATGAAGTCTTCAGAGACATCATGGAAGAACCAAGAAACTTTAGAGAGTTTTTGGATTTGGCATTTAGATTTGATATTGAAGACTATGTGAAACAAGAGCATTTTCATTTCAGTTTGATTACTGGGTCTGGGAGAGTAAATCCAAATGGCACTCTAACTGTTAGACCTGCAGAAGATAAAAGTTCTGCGTTATTGAAAGAAGTATTTACTGCATTACTTAGTGGTGGCGTTAGGTCATTCAATCCTTCTAGGGCAACTAGAGCACCAAATTTAATTTTGGAAACCACAAGCGGGAAAATGCAAGCATTCCAAAACGGAGCGACAGCTGCCAAACTGTACTACACGATGAAAATTGATACGCTTCCTGTGGTAAACTTAGAAGTAAGATACAAAGGTTCCATCACTGCCTCTCCTCAGTTTCAAGTTTTTATTACAGTGAATTTTAAAAGGTATTTACATACCATTAAAAGAAAACTTAGTACTAAAGGAATTCGCGCTTTCTTAACCCGATGAGCAAAAACACTCACTTAGAGCACCTTGAAGATAGTATTTTATTTGATGGCAAGCAAGGTGCAGTTGATGCATTTAAGTTTTTAGATTTACTTGCTCAAACTTTTTCTGGAAAATCATCCAGTAATTTTAAGATTACTACTAAATGGGATGGAGCACCTGCTATCTTCTGTGGTCAGTATCCTGGCACGGGTACATTTTTTGTGGGTACAAAATCTGTCTTCAATAAAGAAGCAAAGGTTAATACCACACCTGAAGAGATTGATGTAAACCACGGACATGCTCCTGGTCTGGTTGCCAAGTTAAAAGATGCTTTAACTTATTTCCCTAAACTTAATATTAAGGGTGTAGCACAAGGAGACTTGCTTTTTACTGATGATAAAAAATTTGAGGTTATTGATGGCAAGAGATGCATCACCTTCAAACCTAATACAATTACATATGCTATCCCAGAAGATAGTGACTTATATGAAAAAGCAAAACGTGCGAAGATTGGTGTAGTATTTCATACAACTTATAAAGGACAATCAATTGCAGGACTCTCTGCAACTTTTGGATATGATATTAGTAAATTAAAAACTAGTCCTGATGTATTGGTTTTGTCTGCAGAAACAGAGTCATTAGGGAAAGATGTTCTGTTGACTCAAGCAGAGCACTTACAACTTAAGAGAATGAAAAATGCTGGTTCTGCTTTAGTAAGAGCAACTGGTGGATTCCTTGACAAGGTTGCTGTACAGATTGCAGAAAACGACCAGTTGACTGTCGGTCCCAGATTAAAAATCTATTTCAATACTTATGTCAGACAGGGACGCAAGGTCAATAATGCTAAGAAGTTTGTTGAAAACTTCAAGAAATACTTTGAAGGTGAAGTGCAGAAAGCAGTTGCTAAGGTGAAGACACCTAAGGCAAAGGCATCCAAACTTGCAAAACTATATGCTGGTCTGGATTTTATCGAAGCAAACGAAGCAGAGATGATTAAGGCAGTTGGACTATATACAACGTTGCAGAATGCCAAAACATTTTTTGTCCGTAAACTAGAAAGGGGCGAGAAGATTGGTACATATCTACAAACAGAAAATGGTTATGAGATAACAGCGCCAGAGGGATATGTTGCTATCAGTAAAGATAGTACTGCAGTCAAGTTGGTGGACAGATTGTCATTCAGTGTTGCAAACTTCAATGTATCTAAAGACTGGGTAGCAGGAGATAAATGAGTAGAGTAGTAGTAGCGTGGGGTAGATTCAATCCTCCAACAATCGGACACCAGAAACTTATCGATGCAGTTGCTAAGATTGCCGATGGAGATGACTACTTCATCTACCCTACTCATACTCAAAAGAAACCAAAGGACCCACTACCATCTGACAGGAAGGTGGAGTATATGAAAAAAATGTTTCCATCTCACGCATCACATATTATTCATAACAGGGATGTAAACACCATTATTAAATTGTTACAAGAGTATCAGGGAACCTATTCTGATTTGACATTAGTTGCTGGATCTGATAGAATCTCTAGTTATAAAGTACTATTGGATAAGTATAATGGTGTAGAATATACATATAGGAATTTAGATGTAGTCTCTGCTGGCGAGAGGGATCCAGATGCAGATGGTGCTTCTGGTATGTCTGCAAGTAAAATGAGAGCTGCTGCTAAAGAGTTAGATACTGTTACCTTTAGAAAAGGTATTTCAGAAAATTTAAGTAATCAGGATACATCAAAATTAATGATAGAAGTGAGAAAAGGTATGGGGTTATGAGAAATTTTAAACATCTTAGAGAGCAAGCACTGCGTCAGCAACAAAGACATGAAGAATTTTTTCAAGAAGGTGACGCGGTTATGTCTGCATTAACTGGAGAAAAAGGAACAATTAAACGTGTAGGTGGTAACTATGCTATAGTAATTTCCGAATCAGGTCAGATGTTTCGTTCGTGGATAAAAGATATCCGTCATGTCAATGTTATAGATTCTATAAATAAAGAGAGGAAAAGAAGTATCTTCGACAATAATGGAACGTCAAAAACCAACGACTAGTGTTCAGCATAATGACGAGTTCTCTAGAGCTCTAATTGAATCTTATGGTAAATGGACTCAGGGTGCAGGATTCGGATGGCATCTTCATGAAGAAGGTATTCCTGCCGAGCAGAAGCAAGGCGAGGAACAACCTACCCGTGAAGGCGGTGCTGATGCTTCCACATCAATCCCTGATCTTGCTGGTAGTGAAGAGAAGAGTGATGAAGGTGAAAAAGATATCAAAGCAAATGCAGGTGCTCCTGATCCTGCTACCGATTTACGTGTTGGTGCAGGCGTCAAACAATCTCACGGAGCAGAAATTCGCGACACCACGAAGGTGGTTGCGAAGGAGTCGTGTGATACCTGCTCTAATTGCGGAGGGAAAGGGTGCTCCAAGTGCCAGAAGGAAGATAAGAATAGTATGAAGAAAGAAAAAGCAGTGACTGAAGGCAAAGGTCTCTATGCAAATATTCATGCTAAGAGAAAAAGAGGTGGCACTCCTGCTAAACCAGGCAGCGATGCTTACCCCGCTAAGGATGCATTCAAGAAGTCTGCTAAGACTGCTAAGAAAGAAGCAGTATCGTTTGAACTTGATGGTGTTGAGTATGTCTTTGAAGAAGAAGTAATCGAAGAAGGCATGAAGACCGCACGTAAAAATGTCGGTGCTTCTACATGCTGGAAGGGATACAAAGCATCTGGCACCAAGAAAAAAGGTGGCAAAGAAGTTCCTAATTGTGTCAAGGAAGGAAAGAAACTTGATGCAGTAGGTAAGGAAGACAAGGACATCGACAACGATGGTGATCACGATAAGTCTGACAAGTATCTCCTAGCACGTCGTAAGAAAGTATCCAAGATCATTGGTGCTAAGAAAAAAGGCATGAAGGAAGAAACCGAAAAAAAGTAAAAAAGCCAGTGGTTGAGATCATGCCTGAACTAGATGACGGCGAACCAGATCCTAAACCAATGAAACCTGGCAAAAAAGATAAAAAGGATAAATAATTCATGCCCTATGACATGAAACAATGTTGTCTTTTCTACTCCCACTAGCATCAAAAATTATCAAAGATGCTGTCGATAAAATTCCTGACAATGAAGAACTTGGTGAGAAGATGGTTGAGATCTGTCTTGTTATTCTTGCTAAAGCAGTTAAGTTGACCAAGACTGATATGGACGATCAACTTCTTGAGGTTGTATCTGCCGCAATTAAGAACCGAGAAGAGTGATAATACGGGGAGAGGTTGTGCCTCTCCTTTTTTTATAAATAATATGAGAATCGAATAGTCTACTGGAGATCCAATGTCCCTATACGGAAGAACGGACAGCAACGCTAACAAAGCCAAAGCAGGCATTGGAGCTGCTGCATCCGCACAAGCAAAGCAAACAATTTTTCTTGACGACACAGAAGCAGCACTTGCTGAGAACAAAGCACGTGGTCTGAATGCTCCTGGTTGGTGGTCCTACTATACCTACACTGATTGTGAAGGTAACACCCGTCATAAGGCAGAGATGCTGGTAACCATTGCTGGTCCTGATCTTAATGCTAATGAGACTCAGGCAGATGATGCTGCTGCAGCAGACGTAAGTGTATTGATTGACATCCAGACACAACCAGCAGATACTGCTGTTGCTGTTGGTGCTGCTCTACAACTTGTTCTTGCCGCTACCGCTACTCCTCCTGGTGATGCCTCTGTTCTCACCTTCCAATGGCAGAAGAAGTCTGGTAAGAAATGGGCAGATGTTTCTGGTGCTACCAATACAACGTTTGATGTTGCTTCTTATGCGGCAACTGATGCTGGTTCCTATCGTGTCAAGATTAACTCCACTAATGGTGCTACCGAGAAAATCTCTGCTGTTGCTGTTGTAACTACTGCCTGATAAGGAATGATCTTCGATGAATTGACACCAGATAACTGGTTATTTTTTACTATCAAACATTATGATAATCCTCAATCAGTTACCTATGGTGATTTTGAAGAAGATCTAAATAGGATTAGGTATATTAAACGTTTATTCAAACGATATGAGACCACAGGTGAATTAAAAACTCACCTGATTTTAAATCATATTATCGTGATGTATAATGTATTTGATGACGCTGCTACGCCTCTACTTTTTTATAAAATAGAGGCTACGCATTGGGCATATTTAAAAGCATTCATGCTTTTTCTAAATAGATTACCACAAACTCTTAACACTAAAGTAGACCAAGAATGTCTGAAGCAATTGAATCTAATTTAAATGAAATGATGCTAGGTAATGGTAGTGGTCTTGCTATGCCTCCTGCATTTGTGTTTGTAAACACAAAAGGTCAACGTAAGTATAAAAAAAATAATCAAGACAAAGTAGATGGTCGCACTGCAGGTGCGAAAAATATGCTCTCTCGTATCAATACCCGTAAAAAAATGAAAGAACAAGTAGAAGAAACAATTATTTCTGAAGCAGTGCCCTCAGAAACTGAGAGAGCACAGAAGCAAATCCAGCAAGGCAAAAAACTTGGACGCCAGAAGGATATGCAGAAGAAGAAAAAGGAAGCAAAAGAAAAAATGCAGTCCAAGACATCAGAAATGGACACCCTGATGAAAGCACGTTTGTCTGACTTTAAAAAGAAAGCAAGCGATCAACAGAAAAAAGTCCAGAAAAACTCTTTTGAAATGACAGGTGATACTATGATTCATGAAAATACTGATGCACTAGAAGTTGCTCTACAGGTTGCAACTCAGGAACTTAATCCTGCAGGCGAGACATCATTCGCTAAGATTGATTTTTCTGATGGCACTACGCAGAACCTAGATAGTTTCTCTGCCAAGCGTATTGCTGCTTGCTATGCACAACTAGATGAACCAAAGCAGCAACAGTTTAGATTCATGCTGAACAAAGATGCGTCTTCGTATCAGTCGGCATTGGATTTCGCTGTAAGAAATGTATAAATAATAAGTATAATTACGCACACTGGCATGTAGCATATATGGCGTTTGGTCTTGGTAGATTAGCAGTTTTAGAATCAAAGCTTGACATTTATGAAGATCTCTCCAAAGAGATGCTTGACAAACTCGAAAGAGCAGTGGGAACAATCTCAGAAAACAGCAACAGAGTTGCTGTAATCTTGGAGCGCCATGAAAATCGTTTGGATGAATCCGAACGTGCCGATAAACTCATCATTAGTATGCTTGATGAGATGAAGGAAAGGCATGAGAAGGATCATCAACTGGTTCAAGAAAGGATCAGTAAGATCCAAAGGAAAGTGGATGTCAATGCAAAGTTTGTGATAGGTGCTGGTGCTGTGCTTGCTACCCTTGTGGCAGTGTTACAAGTGGTCCCACCTATCATTAAAATCTTGACACCTGGTTCCAACACTGCTATGATGGAAGGACCAAGACCTTTAGTACGTGAGTTATCTTGATAGCAAGTATGTCAGTCTGATTTCTTCGCAACTTGATAAGTTCGTAAAGAAGAACGACAAGACATATAATTTTCGTTGTCCATATTGTGGCGACTCTCAAAAACATAAAAACAAAGCTCGTGGGTATCTTTTCAAAGTCAAGAATGACTTTGTGTTTAAGTGTCACAATTGTGGCATGGGCAGAACGTTTACTAATTTCTTAAAAGATCACTCATCTCATCTCCATGATCAGTATGTCATGGAAAGATATAGAGAGGGATTGACTGGCAGAAATAGTCAGACTGCAAAACCAAAACTTGATTTCAAGAAACCAGTCTTTAAAAAAACGAAAGAGACAGGATTACAACCAATCTCTGCGCTAAATAGTTCTCACCCAGCAAGAGAATATTTACAGAATCGAAAAATTGAAGACTTAAATAGTTTTTACTATTGCCCCAAGTTTAAAGCATGGACTAACGAACAGAAGAGAACGTTTGATACGTTACGTCAGGATAGTCCAAGAATTATCATCCCATTGAGGGATAAAGATGGAACCATGTTTGGTTTCCAGGGAAGATCTCTTGCCCCTAAAGCTAAGATCAGATACATTACAATTATGCTAGATGAGTCCATGCCTAAAGTGTATGGATTAGATCGTGTTGACTCCACCAAGGAAGTATATGTCACAGAAGGACCCTTCGACAGTCATTTCATTGACAACGCTATTGCTATGTGTGGTAGCGATGTTAACCTTAGCAGTTACGATTATCGATTCGTATACACCTACGACAACGAACCCAGATCTAGAGAAATTGTTAATAAGATTGCATCAACGATCAAGGCAGGGCACAAGGTAGTCATCTTCCCTAAGAGCATTAAAGAGAAAGACTTAAACGACATGGCACTCGCTGGACATGACGTTCAATCTCTGGTAGAATCAAACACTTACAGCGGCTTAGAAGCAACACTTAAAATGAACGAATGGAAAAAGGTATGAGCACAATCAACGTAGAGAAGCGCGACGGGTCCATTGAACCTCTCAACCTTGAAAAGATTCACAAGATGGTTGAAGAGGCGACAGAAGGTCTCTCAGGAGTCTCTGCAAGTCAAGTAGAAATGCATTCCAATATTCAATTTCATGATGGGATCACTACTGAGAACATTCAAGAGATTCTTATTAGATCTGCGAGTGATTTAATTAGTCTAGATAATCCAAACTATCAATACGTTGCTGCTCGACTTCTTCTCTTTGGTCTTCGCAAACAAGTATTTAATAAATCTGTTTGGAAAGATGGTATGCCATCAGCATATGATGTTGCACTATATAATGCTACCATCAACAAAGTTTATGATGAAGAGTTGCTAGATAAGTATAGCGACGATGACTGGGACAAAATTAATACTTGGGTAGATCATGGTAGAGACTATCTGTTTTCTTATGCAGGTCTACGCCAAGTTGTAGATAAGTATCTTGTCCAAGATCGAAGCAGCGGAGATGTGTACGAAACTCCTCAGTACATGTATCTGTTTATTGCAATGACATTGTTTGCGGAGTACCCTCTAGATACTAGACTCGATTATGTCCGAAGATACTACAACGCAATCAGCAAGCACAAGATCAACATTCCCACACCTATCATGGCAGGGGTGCGAACTCCACTTCGACAGTTTGCTAGCTGTGTTCTTATTGATGCTAATGACACCCTCGATAGCATCTTTTCTAGTGACATGGCGATTGGCAAGTATGTTGCTCAACGTGCAGGAATCGGTATCAACGCAGGCAGAATCCGTGGGGTCAATGCTAAGATCCGAGGCGGAGAAGTCGCTCACACAGGTGTTATCCCATTCCTCAAAAAATTTGAAAGCACTGTCAGATGTTGTACGCAAAATGGCATCCGAGGTGGATCAGCTACAGTACACTTCCCAATCTGGCACCAAGAAATAGAAGACATTATTGTTCTTAAAAATAATAAGGGCACAGAAGATAATCGTGTACGTAAACTAGATTATTCTATTCAAACATCCAAGTTATTCTATGAACGTTTCATTAAGAATGAAGAGATTAGCCTCTTCTCACCGCATGACGTACCAGGTCTCTATGATGCTTTTGGTACTGATGCATTTGACGCTCGCTATGTGGACTATGAATCAGATCAGTCTATTCCAAGAAAGACTGTCGGGGCGCAAGAACTAACTCTAGCTCTTCTAAAAGAAAGAGCAGAAACTGGTCGTCTATATATCATGAATATAGATCATTGCAACTCTCATTCTTCTTTCAAAGATAAGGTTAGTATGTCTAATCTTTGTCAAGAGATTACTCTTCCTACTAACCCAATTGAGCACATTGATGACCCATTTGGGGAGATTGCACTATGTATTCTCTCTGCAGTCAATGTTGGTAAACTCAAATCACTAGATGAAATGGAAGAACTATGTGACTTAGCAGTCCGTGGTCTCGAAGAATTGATTGATTATCAAAACTACCCTGTTAAAGCAGCAGAAATCTCAACACAGAATCGCCGTAGTCTAGGGGTAGGTTACATTGGTCTTGCTCATTACCTAGCACGTCAAGGAGTTAAATACGATGACCCAGCATCTTGGAAACTTGTCCATGACCTGTCTGAATCTTTCCAATACAATCTACTCAGAGCCAGTAACGAGTTGGCAAAAGAAAAAGGAAAATGTGGTTATTACGATCGCACAAAATATTCCGATGGTGTCCTCCCAATCGACACTTACAAGCGTGAAGTTGACACAATCGCAGGAGGATTGAATTGTGATTGGGATAGTCTTCGCTCAGATATCAAAGAGTTCGGATTGCGACACAGCACATTGTCCGCACAGATGCCTTCAGAAAGTAGTTCCGTTGTGTCAAATGAAACCAATGGAATCGAACCACCTAGAGATTACTTGTCCGTTAAAAAATCAAAGAAAGGACCTCTTAAGCAAATTGTTCCTCAGTACAATACCCTGAAGAACAACTACACTCTTCTATGGGACATGAAGAGCAATGAAGGATACATTAATATTGTTTCTGTAATGCAGAAATTCTTTGATCAAGCAATTTCTGGTAACTGGAGTTACAATCCAGAAAATTATCTAGACAATAAAGTTCCAGTCTCTGTAATGGCAGGTGACTTTTTAAATACATATAAGTACGGTTGGAAGACTTCGTATTATCAAAATACGTATGACAGCAAAACCGATATTGATACTGATGATACTAATGAAGAACCAAAGTCTGCTGAAGACTTAGTACAAGACATTTTAAACCAAGAACAAGAAGGAGAAGCGTGTGACAGCTGTGCAATTTAAAGTTAGTGATGCAGAATATAAAACAATTGAAGGCATGACCGTGTTTAATAAAAATCATGTGGACACCACTACACAGACAATGTTTTTTGGTGCCCCTCTTGGGGTTCAAAGATATGATAATTTCAAGTATCCAGTCTTTGATAAACTAACTCAGCAACAACTAGGTTTCTTCTGGAGACCAGAAGAAGTTTCACTACAAAAAGATCGTGCAGACTATCAACAACTCCGACCAGAACAGAAGCACATCTTCACGTCGAACCTCAAGTATCAGATCATGCTTGACTCCGTACAAGGTCGTGGTCCTGGCATGGCTTTCATGCCTTATTGCAGCTTACCCGAACTTGAGTCAGCAATGAATATATGGCAGACCATGGAGATGATCCATAGTCGCTCGTATACTCATATTATCAAGAATATCTACCCTGATCCGTCTGAAATTTTTGATCAAATTATCACTGACGAAAAAATTCTGGAACGTGCTACCAGTGTCACTAAAGCATACGATGAGTTTCTACAAGCAGCACATCAGTATGATAGTGGTAACATGTGGCGTCCTGACTTTAAAGATTCCCCAAGTGCTCAGTGGGAATTGAAAGATCTGAAACGTAAATTGTATCGTGCTGTAGCAAACGTTTATATTCTTGAAGGAATTAGATTCTATGTTTCGTTTGCTTGTTCTTTTGCGTTTGGCGAGAACAAACAGATGGAAGGTAATGCCAAGATTATTTCTCTTATTGCTAGAGATGAATCACAGCATATGACTATCACCCAAAACATCCTTAACAAATGGAAAGAGGGTGATGATCCTGATATGATTTCTATTGTCAAAGAAGAAGAAGAAAATGTTTATAACATGTTTAGAAAATGTGTGGAAGAAGAAGTAATCTGGGCTGATTATCTTTTCAAAGATGGATCGATGATTGGTCTTAATGCAAAACTTCTACAGAAGTATGTTGAGTGGACTGCCAATAGACGCATGAAAACTATTGGATTGAAACCAATCTTTGATGTTCCAGCAAATAACAATCCTTTGCCTTGGACACAACACTGGTTGAGTTCTAAAGGATTGCAAGTGGCACCACAGGAAACAGAAGTTGAGTCATATGTAATTGGAGGTATCACACAAGATGTTGAAGAAAATACTTTTGCGGCTTTTGAATTGTGATAAGATATTCTTTACCTGGATGGAGAGAAGATCTCCTACAGACAAACCTACTCAATCAGGAGGAGAGAGATCTCCTCTCGAAGGGTCCATCAAGTCTCGCTCAAGCATGGAGAATGCAGGCAATAAAGTACAAATACGCGACCCGTGGGATTGATTAATGAAAACACAAAGTGCTAAGGCGAAGGGACGTAACCTACAAAAATGGGTGCGTCAAATGTTGATCGAGATTCTAGATGTCCATCCTGAGGATATAGAGTCTCGGTCTATGGGTGCAGGCGGAGAAGATCTTATCATGGCAAGAGCAGCAAGACAAAAGTTTCCTCATTCGATTGAATGTAAGAATGTGGAAAGGTTAAATGTATGGGATGCTTATGAACAGGCAGCATCAAATTGTGGTGACTATGAACCAATCGTAGTCATGAAG